CGGGCGACACCCGCCGCCAGGCCGGCGTCGCCGACGACGCGACCGGGGCCGGCTCGGCATCCAGCAGCAGCAGGCGGTCGACCAGCGGCTCCAGGGGGTCGTCCGCCGCCCAGCGGATCGGCTCGCGCAGGTGCCAGCCCTGCCAGTCGGGGGTGCGCTGTGCCAGGCGCTCGCGGAAGCGCACCGCGAAGCCGCGCCCCGAGCCCTCGTAGCCGTGCAGCGTGGTGGAGAAGGCGATCCGCGGGAAGGCGTCGAGCCACTCGCCGAGCAGCGCCGCGGGGATCGCCGCCGCCTCATCCACCAGCAGCCGGGCGCCGGCGCCCCCGGCCTCGCCCGCCCGGGCCAGCCGGACCAGTTCGTCGGGGGCAACGAAGCGCACCCGCCGATCGCCAAGCCGGAAGTCGAGGCCCTGTCGCTCTCCTGCCGGGCAGAGCGCCGCGAGCCGCTCGAACAGCGTGGCGACCGCCGCCGGACGCGGCGCGGTGACGAGGATCTCCCGCTCGCTGGCCGCCAGCAGCCGCGCACAGGCGATGCCCAGCGCCGCGCTCTTGCCGCGGCCGCGGTCGGCGGTGAGCACCAGCGGACGGCGGCGGCGCAGGTGCACCAGGCGCGCCACCGCCTCGGCCTGGTCGGCGGTCAGGCAGTCGGGATCGTCGGGCCGGACGGGTGCGGGGCAGGACGGGGCGGAGAGGATCGGCAGCCCCGTTGGCCGGTCGACCGGCCAGTGGATCACCTCGGGGGCCGCCGCCAGATGCCTGGCCAGCCGCACCAGGTAGCGGCAGGAGAGCTCCCCGGGATGCCAGGGGTACTCGGCCAGGCGGGCATAGTCGGCGTCGGGGCGTGCGCCCCAGTCGGGCGGGGTCATCAGCACCAGCAGGCCGCCGGCGCACACGGTGCCTGCCAGGGCACCGAAGGCATCGGGGTCGAAGCCGGCGCCCCGGGAGACCGCATCGACCACCAGCAGGTCCTGCTCGCCGCCCAGGCGGGTACGCGCCCTGCCCGGGGTCAGGCAGTCCCCCCCGGCCAGCCCCGACGGGGCGTCGGGCGCCACCCAGAGCGGGGCCCGCCAGCCACCGGCCTGCCACAGCGCCAGGGCGGCGTGCCGGCAGGCATCGGCGCCGCCGGTGAGCCACACCAGACCGCGCCAGCGACGGGCCGACAGGTCGCCGGCATGCCCGAGCAGCGCCTCGACGGCCCGGCCCACGGGCTCAGCCATGGGGGGCCAGCCCCGGGGGCCTCAACTTTAGTCGCACACTCCCTCCCATTCAACGCAGCCTCTGCCCTGCCACCCGCTTGACCACCGCCCGAAATTAGCCACTAATGAACTGAAAATAAAGACAATTCCCAACCCTCCGGGCAGGTCCTGCCGGCGACTCACCCCCGCCTGACAGTGTACTTGGCAAGCTATCGATTGTGACAGTGGGCGCGTGCTAGCTTTGACGCTGTCGCCCCGCCTGCCCAGGTGGTCAAGCACCCCCGGCAGGTGACCCCGCCCCGACACGTCCTTCTTCCGGGGCGGCATCGGCACGCCGTCTTCTCTACACGAACAGCAACAATCCCCAAGGGAGCACAGCATGAAGAAGATGACCAAGTTTGCCCTCACCGGCCTGGCCGCCGGTGTGGCCCTGGCCGCCCTCTCCACCACGGCCCAGGCCCAGGAGCGCTGGACCATGACCACCACCTGGCCGGACAACCTGGACCTGATCCAGATCGACCGCCACTGGGCCGAGCTGGTCAACAAGCTGGCCGGCGACGAGCTGCAGATCGAGTTCCGCGCCGGCGGCACCCTGATGCCCGGCACCGAGGTCTTCGACGCCACCGAGACCGGCAGCATCGAGGCCGCCGGCGACTGGCCCGGCTACTGGGCCGGTCGCAGCCCGGCGTTCTCGCCGCTGGCCACCACCACCAGCCTGTTCAACGGCATCGACTACCTCAACTGGATCAACCAGTGGGGCGGCTTCGACCTCTACCAGGAGGTCTACGGCGACTACAACATGGTCTACCTGCCCTACGGCATCACCAACAACGAGTCCGGCTTCATGGGGCGCACGCCCATCGAGAGCCTGGCCGACCTGGAAGGCAAGCGCCTGCGCCTCTCCGGCCGTGATCAGGGCCGCGTGCTCGAGGAACTGGGCGGCTCCCAGGTCACCCTGGCCGGCGGCGAGATCTACCAGGCCATCGAGCGCGGCGTGATCGACGCCGGCGAGTTCTCCACCCCGGGCGTCGACTACAACGCCGGCTTCGCCGAGGTGGTCGAGTACTGGTCGGTGCCCGGCTGGCACCAGTCCGCCAGCGTGTTCGGCGTGATGATCAACAAGGACGCCTGGGACGCCCTCTCCGAGGAGACCCAGGAGAAGCTGAAGATCGCCGCCGAGGCCACCATGACCTGGTCGCTGGCCTGGTCCGAGCGCCAGTCCACCGAGGGCACCATCAAGTTCCAGGAGGCCGGCGTGCAGATCAACCAGCTCTCCGAGGAGGAGCTGGCGCGCATCCAGGACATCACCAACGACGTGATCCTGCGCGGCGCCTGCGAGGTGTAGCGCCGCGCGATAATTAGCGTGGTCGGCGCACGATAATCGGAAATGGCTGTATTTCACAATGTAGAATCATCATTCCAAAACAATCCGCTGCCAGCGGTGTTCTAATCAGGGGGAGATGCCAGGATCACAGGCTCAAACACGGTGTAGATCTTGGGAAGGCGCCCAGTGCGCTCTGCTGCTGGGTCACTTCGACTCTCCTAACTATCAGTTCAGGATACCCTTAATCTCTCTCTTGTTGGCGCGCAGGATGTTGATGATGTTCTTCTGGCCTGTGCGTGTCGATAGTACTCTCTGGGCCAGATCATCTGGATCGACGGTATTGAAGACATTCACAGCCACAGGTTCTCCTCCTGAACCTTGGTTGAACCGATGCCGTGGGTCATTAGTGGTGAGAATCTCCTCATTGCGCCGGGTCAGGGTGAGTAGCTCGTCAGGCCCCAGGTTGGTACGCGTGCCCCCGGAGCCCACCAGCCCGCCACCGTGGAACGTGGCGAGTGAAGAAACGCCACCGGCAATGGCGCCGCCGATGCCGCCGCCACTACTGTTCTGCAGGGCATTGAAGATGGCCTGCTGGATGATCATCTGGGCGATCTGGCGCAGGAAGTCGGCAGCGAACTGGCGGAAGGCGTCGCTGAAGCTCTCCAGGGCGTCGCGGCCGTTGGCGATGTCCTCGGCGAAGCTGTCGAGCCCTCGGCCGGCGCCATAGGCGAAGTCTCGGTTGATCCGGCGGGTACTGATCAGCCCCGAATTGATCTCGTCGATGCGTTCACGCACCTGGCCAGCAGCCTGCTCCAGGGCATCGGCATACTGGGGGAACTGAGCTTTCAACTCCTCGATCAGCTCCAACTGCCGCTCCAGGGCGCGAGTCGGGTCGGCTTGGTCGAATATGCGCTCCAGGGCGTTCTGAGCCTGGGCATTGTCACGGTTGGCCTTGGTTAGCCGTTCTGCCTGGCGAACCTGCTCCTCGAGCATCCGGGCGCCGTGCTCGCCGAGGCGGCGCTTGAGTTCCAGCAGTTGCACCTGGACCCGGTACTCCTCTGTTTCCTTGCCGCCATGCTGCGCCAGCAGCTCTTGCTGGGCGATGCGCTGGGAGAGATCCTGCTCGGCCTGCTCGATCTCGACGCGCCGCTCCTCGGCCTGCAGTGCATCGTGCATGGAGGCCGCCAGCTCCTTGGCCATGGCCACCTGTGCCGGCGTCGCGAACTCGTTCATACGCGCCGCCGCGGCATCCATCGCCTGGGCACGCTCCCGCTCGGCTCCGGCGAGCGTCTGGATCAGCTCGTATTCCCGCCGCATGCCCTGGATGACAACGCGGTTGGCCTGGGCCTGACTGGCAACTCGCTCAGCCTCGGCCTGTGCCCGGCGCTGGGCGGCCTCACGGGCCGGTCGCTCGGCGGCTTCTATCGCCGCGGCTGCCCGAGCCCGCACCGCCGCTTCGGCCTGGGCCACGGCCGCCGGGTCTAGACCGCCCTGGGCGGCCAGTCCTTCCAGCTCGCGGAGCATCTTGTTGCGCTCGGCGATGATCTGGTCGTTGGTGGAGCGCTCGATGCTAACGCGCTCCTGGTTGGCCTCGTGCTCGATCTCAAGGAGGCGCTGTCGGCGTCGTTCAGCTTCCGCCTCAGCGGCCTGCTGAGCACGCTGCATAGCCTCGACTCCGGATGTATCCACACTCGGTGTCGGCGGATCTGCCATGCGTTGACGCAGCTGGAACCCGGTAACGGCTGCACCCAAGGGCCCAGGAAGGCCCGAGAAACCCTCCCGCTTCTCTAGCCGGTTGCGAGCTTCGATATACTGGTTCATCACGCCCAGTAAGCCGGAAATCGAGTTGGTAGCGTTAATTACCGGCTCAGTGTTGCCCAGGTTCTCCTTCAGTCTCGTCCAGCGCACCCCCAGGGTATCCAGCGCACCATTCAGACCCTGGGCCTCGCCAGTACCACTACCGCCGATCTGTCGGTCAAGGTGCTCAAGAATGATGCGCATGGCATCCGCATGGCGCCCGGTCTCGATCATCTCCTGGATCATCTGGCGCTGCTCGAACGTCAGGTCGCTCATCCGTCGGGCCAGGCGCCCAAGACCTTCCTCCGGCGCTTCCAGCACCTGGGCCAGTTGTCGCACGTTACTGGTCAGATCGCCGCCTAGATCCTGGGCGAGACTGATCACTCGGAAGAAATCGTCGCCGGCTATGCTGCTGAACCCCAGCAGCTCTGCCGCCGCTTCACGCACTGCCTCTGTGCTGGTCAGCGTGTCCTCGGCCAACTGCTGGGCAAAGGCATTGATCTGCTGCACCGATACGCCAGCGGCGTTGCCGGTTGCCTGCAGGCGTGCCTCAAGGCGTAAGAGCTGCTGCTCGGCATTGCCGGCAGATCGGGTAAATGACAGCCAGCCCATCACCCCGCCGCTGGCGGCAAGCCCGGCACCGCCCACCGCTAGGCCGGCGCGGCTGGCCAGGGTAGCGATGCTTGAGAAGCGGCTGGCGACACCACCAAGCGGGCCATGCAGCACCGCCGCGTTGCTCGCCGCGTTGCGCATAGCCCCAGCGAAGCGATCCGTCTCACGGGCCGTAGAGCGGGCCTCCCGACCGCCGCGTTGGGTCTCTTCGCGCAGTCGGCGTACCTCGCGCACACCTTGCTCAGTGCCTGCACGCAGATTGCTGGAGTCCGCCGTGAGGCGTAGTCCTAACTGGAGTTCACTCGAGCCCGCCATAAATCACCTCAAGCCTTCAGTTGCGCTTCAGCCATGGCGGTAGAGAAGCTGTCGCCGTAGGCACGCGCTATTGCCGGCACCATCCCTGTAATATCCAGCAACTGCCGGAATGCCTCAGGGCTGAAGGGGATTTCCCGATCCTCTCCATCACAGACATCACGCCACCCTGTCACAAGCGTCTCCAGCCGCTCAGCGATGCGGGAGTCACGCTCGTCATCGCTGAGATTCGCATCGGCCTGAATGGCGTTGAGATCCCGCAGCAGCTCACGCCACTGACGTGAACCAAGGTCCTTCACTCTAAGCACGAAGCGGTATTCACCCGCCTCGGGAGGATCTGCGGCATGCTTAACCATCAGTGGCATCCAGAACTCTCGCTTACCAAGGTTCAGCTTTTTCATGATCGCTCCTTGCTGTGATGTCCGAGGAACTCAGGGCTTAACATTCGCACTGCTGTAGGGTGGGGGTTCACTGGCTGGGTCCCAGCACCCGAGAACGAAAGCGGACCGTGAAGCGCGGCTCGGTGGCCGTCTTTTCCCCTTCGTTCACCAACAACCGCCAGGAACCCCCATAAACGCCTTGCCTTCATCGACAGGACGGAAATCTCACGCTCTTGAGTCGCTGCGGCGCAGCTCCCGCTGCTCTGTCAGGATGACGTAAATCTGCTTTTGAGAGAGACCGAATTCAATGGATAGTTCGTACATATTGTTGCCGTTGAATCGCGCCCAAATTTCGCTGTCGCGCAGCGCTCGTTTCAGTGCTTCGCCTTTGGGAAGGTAGAACACTCGCCCACCATGCAGGAATGCCAGTGCCTTGATCACAACCTGGGCTAGCTCAGCGGCTTGCGGCTGTTCCACTCCATGGTTGACCAGTGCCTGTGATGCGGTTTCGGTCATTTCCACGAGTCTTCCCGGCCACTTGTGTTCTTGCTTCTGCTCTCTCACTGCTTCCCCCTTGCTAACTCACTGAGCGTTTGCTGTAGCGGTCAGCTGGGCTAACCCTCGCGCGCCCGCTCTTGGAACAATGCGGCCAGGCCTAGCGCCTCGAGCAGCTCAAGCTGTTCCTGGCGCGCCTGGTGACGGGCTTCCGAAGAAACGATTTCCAGGTTGGAGTACAGCACCTCATTACCGGCAACGGTGTGCTGTGCCTCTCTCAAGGCCTGAAGGGGTAAGGTGGGAATCATCAAGCGCGACCACTCCCCCGAGAGCACTTGCGTTTTGCTGGCCCCCGGAACTGCCGACGTCAGCAGTTCGGCGATCCCTTGGAGCTGGCGACAGCTAAGTTGCAGCGCCTGGGCATTGGCTAGATACTCTTCCGCAACTGCCTCTGCGCGGGCGATCAGCAGTTGCTCGATCACCTCTGGGCTCTGAGCGATCAGTGCATCACGCCGGGCCTGAGCTGCCGACAGTCGACGTTTCAAGCCAGCCAGGGCCTGGGCGTTGTCACGCTCCTGCCCCAGCGCAGTGGCCTGGTGGCCATCACTGTCGCTCAGGATCTCTTGAATCTCAGCATCCAGTGCAGCCAGCTCATTCCGCGAGGCAACGCCAGCGGCAATGTCCGCCAGAAGATCTTCACGCGCCAGTTGAAGGGCATCCAGAGCATCATCCTCGGGGCGTTCCTGCACTGGCACCGCCTGGGCATTTCGAACCAGAGCCTCGAAACGTGCCACCTCATCCTCGGCAGCTTGCAAGGCTTGCAGGTGTTCCTTCACCTCATCAACAGCCGCTCCTTGGCTGATTTGCTGAATGCCATTACGCAGTGCACCAATTTCGCTATGGAGAGCCTGGAGGCGTAGTTCATCAGCTGAGATACCTTCTATCAGGCTGTCTAACTCAGTCTCTGCGGCCTTGATCTGCTCTTCCAGTCCAGGGTACGCATTTCCTGAGCCCCCTTTTTCCCTGGCTTTCAAGCCAGACAGCTCATCGCGAACCTGACGCAGTTTGATTTGCTGTCGACTGGTGCGCCCCCGCACTTGCCCAGCCTCATGCTCGGCGCTGGTCAGTTGTTCCTTGAGCTCGGATCGGTAGGCCAGCCGCTCCTTCAAGGAAAGAGTCGACTGATCAGTAGAGTCACTGGTCTTCTTGAAACTGGGAATCAAGCTGGTAAGGGCCTTACCCAATACCGTCTTGGGTTGTGGGGCGTTGCTCATGGTGGGCTGCTGGGTGGCCATGATGCCTCCTGTAGCGATGGCTGAGGAGCCTCTTCAGATCGAAACTGCATGTCATTCGGCTTGTTCTTTCACCTACATCACAGCAAATAGCGACGCCACCCGAGGTGTAACGTAGGTGATAGGTTGGCGAAGAAGGAGCGGCAGGATCGAAGGGGGAGCATGTTGTCGAAACTGAGAGGAAGGTCGGCCAGGGATGTGCCGGTAAAACCGGGCTGTTTGATCCGTCTACGCAGCGCCTCGTCTCTCCTTTGTATCCGGGATGGCGGTTGTGTGCCAGCTGAAAGCTGCTGTTTCCGTGCACAGAGGGATTTTCAGGGGGAGCATGCCTCTCGCCCCCATTTAAACCCCGTTTAAAATCCCACAGAAACGTTTAACGGATTTTCGGAGGGGTACGGTAGCTCCCAAGAGCAAAAACTCCTCATAGAGGCTCCTGGGAGCTTTTGGCGTTAGGCGACTTTAGCAGGCGGGCTGCTTGCCTGGAGCACCGCGACAAGCCCACGGCATCCACTCTCACTGATTTCATGAAGTTCGCGCGCCCGAGCTGCTTGCCTGCGGCAGAGACTTAGCAAACGCAGCACGTGATCGCCAGGTTCTCCCGGCACTGATGCATGGTCGAGATAGCCAGCTTCAAGGATTGCATCGATCAAGGACTCCAATTCCCCCAGAACCATGGAAGTGTCGATGTTTGCATTATCCAAATCCTCAACACGCTTCAGTAAGTCAATTCCGATTACATTGAACATTCTCAGGCCCCCCTAACGACATCTGCGTTAACCTTGCGTTGGCCGAGCTCAGCGGCCAGGTTCATGCACTTCACGGTGAAGTTGTTCACGACCAGCGGGTACAGCATGGAGATCGGCGCCCGACTGCTCCGGCTCTGGAGAGTGAGCCGTTCGCGCATGGCGTCATAGGCATCGGCATCGAAGACCTCGCCCGCCTCCTTGCCCAGGCGCTTGAGCTTCATCGCCAGATACGCCTCCAGGTGGTTGCCGAGCGGAGCGAGTTCAACCGGCTCAATCCGACGGATCACCTCACGCGCCTGCCAGTTGCGGCGCTCGTCCAGGGTGCCTTTCAGCTCGGGCTGGCCGATCAGGATGATGGCAATCAACCGCCGGAAACCATCCTCCAGCTCCCAGAAGCGCTTGAGGTACTTCAACGTCGCGACGGTCAGGTCATGGGCTTCTTCGATGATCAGCACATGGCTGTTGCCGCCACGGCTGGAGCCGGTCAGCAACCTCTCGATCTGGCGCGCCTTGGCTTCCAGAGAGCGCTTGGGCCGCTCCTGGGAGATGTCCTCGATGATGGCATCGCAGACGGCGCTGGCCGTCAGCCGCTCCTTGTCGATGGTACGAGGGAAGATCGGCGTGATGGCGTGCTCCTCACGCTGGATGCGGTCGATCAGGTCGCGACGCAGCACGCTCTTGCCGGCACCGGACTCGCCGATGACCGCCAGGAAGCCGCCGTGCTTGGCGGTGCTGAACATGTGCTCACGGATGTAGCGCTGGTCAGGCGCCAGGAATACGTCCTCGGCCCCCTGGACGTCGTCCAGGAAAGGGTCGCGGAACAGGCCGAAATGGCGGCGTGCGGTCTGTGTTAGCATGGCTTTCTCCGGTAGTTGATTCTCTTCAATGGCGATCGGAGCGGGGCCTCGGCCAGAGTGCGCGTTATCTTGGCGGATGGGGCGCACCCGGTCGGGGCTCTCGTCGTCTATCTCAAATGCCACCGCTATCTCCTTTTCGCTGGCACCCGCCTGGCGCAGGTAATCGGCTATCTGCTGCTGAAGAAAGCCTCTCGGTGTTCTGCCTGGCCAGGTATTGCGTGCAAGGATGCCGGTAATGATGGGCTTGGAAGGGTGCCGGCCGCTCGACAACACGACATGCTTCGACAGGTCGGCCTGCCTTACGCCGAGCGCCATCAACAATCTCCGAGCCTTAATCGGTCGACTTGCCGGCTGCCCCTCAATGGTTGGGTGAGTCTTGGTTGCAAGCATTACGATTCCTCCATGCTTAGCGGGCCAGGGCGACGGCCTTGAGTGCTCCCGGCTGCTCAGTCAGCCAGGCCACCAGGTCGTCGAGTTGCTCTTCCGGCACCCCCTCCGGGTGCCGCTCTTTCACCAGATCGCTCTCATCCGTAGTCAAACCGCGGCCAAGCCGGGCTCTGAGGAGCTTCAACGCCTCGATATGGGAGAGCGGTGCAAGCGTGGCTGTGCCGGCATTGGCGATATCCACCGCGGTGCCACGGCGTGCCATGTAGGCCGGCAGAGTTTCTGCCTCCAGGTAGCTAATCGGGTCGATCTCGCCGTTGAAGGGTGTCTGCCGCTTGGCACGGGCCTTATCCAGCTCCTGCTGGGTGTCGGCGCCGTAGGCCGCTTTGTCCATGGCCTTGCGGCTGGCATCCACGTCGGTATCGGGTTTGGCGGCGTAGTTCACACCGAACACCGGACTGTCCAGGTAGAAGCCGGCAGCGTCGCGCTCCAGGGGTAGGCACTCGACCTGCTCACCATCCTCTTTCAGAGCCACGAACACGTTTGGCGCCCGGTAAGGGTTCACGGTCACGATCACCGGCTCGCCGATTCGCACCCCCGGCAGTTCCGCGACGGAATAGGTTGCCGAGTCGAACCCCTTGATGGCATAGGAAATGGTCAGATCACCTCGCACCTTGCGCGGCTCGGGCTTGGTGCGCAGCAGCTGCTCGCACAGTTCACGCGGCGGACACAGCCGCAGCTGGTCGGGTCTAATGGTCTGCCAAAGACCGTAGCGAGTGGTGCGGGTACGCGTGTGGATCTTCTTGGCGTTGAAGTTTCGCATCCAGGCATGGGCTGCTTCATTGAGTGCCTCAAGACTTTCCACCTTCAAGAGAGACAGGCGCCCCTCGAAGCCACGCTCGACCAGGTCGTGGGTACGCTCCACCTGGCCCTTACTGCGAGGCTGGCCAGGGATGTGCGCCCAGTGCGTCACCTGCAACTGGTCCAGTAGGTTGCGGATCAGGTGCGATTGGTTGGCGCTACCCGCGTCCCACACCATCATCTGCGGCACACCATGGAAGGGGTCATGCGGGTGGCCGCGCTCCGGCCAGGCGCGCATCAGGAACTCGAACAGCGTCTCCTGATCCTCGCCGGCCGCCAGGAAGTACTCGACGTAGAAGGCACCGCTGTAGTGATCGGTGATCAGGTAGCGAAGCACTCGCTGGTTGACCACTTTGGCGGCATTCTGCGGCTTGTTCTTGTAGAAGCGCTTGGCGTCCATCACCGCCAGACCACCCTTGTCCAGGTAGTAGAGCACGCACACCGACACATCAAACTGGTGCACGTGGTTGGGGTGCTCGCTGCGCATCTGGGTGTGCGGTGTAGCCCGACCAACCTGGTCGGGATGCAGGCCATGCTCGCGCATCACGCGGGCATAGGTGTCAGCAGAAGCCTGTGTGGTGACGCCGCTGGACTCCGGGTTGGCCAGGGCGATCTCCAATGCCGCCTCCACCGACAGCAGCCGCTTGCCGCTGTCGCGGGTGCTCTGGCGCATGATGCTGGCCACCATCGCCGCTTCTTCCCGGCTGACCTGGCTGGCACCGCGATCCCGGCGGCGCTGGCGCTGCGCATCCCATCCAGCGGCCTTCAGGCCGCGGTAGACTCGGTCCTTCGAGCAGCTCAGGAACTGAGCGGCCCGCGCCACGATCTGGCCTTTCTGGCCGCGTGGTGCCTCGCGAAGCTCCTGGGCGACGCGGTCGAAATGGCGGAGTTCGTCGGCGCTGAAGGCGGTCATGACTGCTCGACCTCCTGCATCCAGCTGTCATCCACATCCAGGTCGACTGGCTCTAGCCCCAGCTCGATCTGCAGCTGGTCCAATTCGATGCGCAGTCGCGCCACCTGCTGGGCGCAGGCATGGCGCAGCTCGCGTGGCGCCTCCTCCCAATCAAGGATTTCGACCATCGCCGAGCGCGGCTCGAGCAACGCCGAGCGAGCCCGCAGACAGGTAGCCTCCAGCCTCTGAGAAAGCTCTCCTACCCGCTGATCGGGCGTCAGGTGCTGGCGGCGGTGCAGCTGCTCCTCCAGCTCAGCGATCCTGTTGGACTTGTCCTGGGTGACTCGGCGGGACGCCTCCAGCTCTTGGCGGCTATCCTCGGCTTGCTGCTTGAGTTCCTCCTTCTCCTTGGCATGCCGGGCCGCCATGTCCTCGATCAGCTCGACCAGGGCCTCCTTGTCCTCGATCTGTACCGCCTCGCCCTGAATGATCAGCTGACGTTCTTCTTCCGGGAGTTGGCGCAGCTTGCGAAGTTCGCGGTAACCGGCACCGACGGCCTGGAGGCTTTCCAACGCCTCTTCGCCGAAGGCGGCAAGGTTGCGAAGGTCTTCATCCACGGAGGTCTTGGAGCGGCCAATCGCTCGGCAGTAGCCGTCCCAAGTGCCGACGTCGTCGATTTTGTTGCCTTGTGAGTCAACGCAGGACACCCCCCTAAGTGCCCGATATGCCTTGGTTTCCTTCACTTCGGCCAGGGTGCGCAAAGTGACGACGGTCGCCAGTTTTGCGAACGACTGCGCCGTTCGGGCTTGGCCCAACAGCTGATTGGCCTGGTCGCGGGCTTCGCTATACCGCGCCAGCTCAGCCTTCTCGGCACCCTCGATCAAGGTGCGATCCTCCAGCTGCCGCTCGGCCAAGTCAGCGTGCTCCAGTTGGTCGCGGAGCGTGCCGGCGGTCATATCAGGGGACGATTCCATGCCCGATCTCCCTTACTGATCATTGGAGTAATTGGCCTGGCGATACGCCTCGGGGCTCAACCCCATGCGACGGCACACCACCAGCTCAGCATCACTCAGGCCATGCTTCAGCGCCGCGGTGCTGGACATCCCGGCCAGGTGTGAGCGGCACGCGGCCAGGCCTTGCTGTCGCAACCAGCGCGCCGTCTCCGGCCCAAAGATCCTCCCATCCCTCAACCCCTCGGCGATCAGCGCCTCGAGCTCCTGGGTAGAGCCTTCCTTCGGGTTGGCCTGACGGTATGCCTCGGCGCTCAGCCCCATCCCGCGACACACGGCCAACTCGGCATCACTCAGGCCTTGGTTGACAGCCCCGCGCTCAGCGCTAGTCGGCTCGACCGGATTGGCCTCACGATACTCGTCGGGGCTCAGGCCCATCTCCCGGCACACGGCAAGCTCGGTCGCTGTCAGGCCGCGGTTCTGCTGGCCAGCCTGATGCAGGGTGGGGGTGATCCCCGTGGCAATACGCTTGTGGTTACCCATGGGTGAGTTCCTCTCCTGTCACGTCTCGATATTCCCGGCGCACCGCCTGTACTCGGCTGAGCGCATCCCGCTGATAGGCGTGGGCCACCTTGGCCAGCTGAGAAGACACCCTCCATGAAGTGCCCTTGGTCCCCGGCACTGGCGCCTCGACTACCCAGCCGTGGGCCTCCAGGGTCTTCAGCAGCCGCCAGATCGTGGTCCTCGGTACCCGAACCCTCGCCTCCAGCTCGGCCAGGGTCTTGCCCTGGAAGCCGTCGTCCAGCAGCACCCCGAACACCACCAGGGCCTTGCTCACCGACTGGTTCAGCTCCTTACTCATGGCGGCCCCCCTCAAAGATTCGGTGGTGCAGCCGACGCTGGTCATCGAGCATGGTGAGCAGGTCACCCACGGTCAGCTCGGAGACCGTCTTGCCGGTGCCTCGGATCCGCGCTGCCAGGCCAGCCGCGATCTCGGACGACTCCGGTGTCACCAGCTTCGCGTTACTCATGACCTTTACCTCCGGTGTCGCGACGGCACTTCAACTTCTGGATGTAGCGATGGATGGAACTCTTTCCTGGGGCGCGATCCCCGAATTGACGGCGGCACTCCTCAGCCATCTCATTGAAGCTGAGGCGCCCCTGCAGCCCATGGATGAAGTCACGGATCTCGAGGTCACATTCGATCTTCGTCCAGCCACTTCCAGCCACGTGCAGCTCCACACTGGACATCTTCGCGTCGTTTGCAGCGGATGACGTGCTGGCCGCCTCTTGTTCCGCATGCTTGCGTATGGCCTCGCTCATCACCGCGAGTGCATCGGCGACCGACAGCTTGTCGATAGCCCCCAGCACCCGATCACACCGCCGGTTCAGCTCTGCTGTGTTCATCATCACGCCTCTCCCTCCAGTGCTGTGCCAAAGTCGAGCTCCGGCTGGCGATGCCGCTCGATCGTCCCCTGATGCCAGGCCAACTGCTCCATCGTGGTGTACAGCGCTCCTAGCGTGTCCTCGGCCTCCGCCTGGCCGTCGTAATAGCGCAGCAACAGGCCCACTGCTTCGGTAAAGCTCGCCTGTAGCGCGTTGATATCGGAGCCGCTAGCCCGCTTGCCGGTCGGGATGTCGATCAGCAGCTTGTGCCCGGAATGGCCGATGAAGCGCGTCACGTAATCGATCCCGCAGGCCTGCTCGAAGGGGCGAATCAGGATCGCCGGCATTCGGCCGCTTTCCAGCCACTTGTAGAGCGCCCACTTGCTGGGCAGGCCCATCAGGTCGGCGACGCGATCCACCGAGCGCTGGTGCTTCACCCGCGCATGCTCCAGGTTCCACTCCATCGCCTGCCGCAGCGAGCCGGGTTGCCGGTGCTTCCAACTCCGCCTGGTCATTGCCCTATCCCCTCAACCGTGCCTTCCAAACAAAGGGGGCTGGTGCCCCTGCCATCTCGCCGGACAGCCGTCTAACGTTTAGCTATGCCAAAGCCGCCGCACGTGAGACCCGAATGACACCCGAGTCCTCAGCCAAACGACGACGCAGCTCGCGCCCCTTTGGGCCGTTCCATGCACCTACAAGGGCAGAGCGGGCATTGGTGGGGTTATGGCCATGCTCACGACACCACGCCGCCAAAGTGGTGCCTCGGGCGATGAATCCGCCTCGTACTTGCTGATAAAGCTCAGGTCCGGGCTTCACGTCATTGCCGTTCATTGGCTTACACCTCAGAATTAGTGTTCACAAAGATTGCTCACGCACAGCTAGAATGAACAAGGGCTCATTCAATGTCAACATGGAATGAATCAGATCTCGAACATTTCGGTAGGCGGCTGGCAGCTGCTCGTAAGCAGGCCGGTGTCAACCAGACGGAACTAGCCAGTTGGGCTGGCATTGGGCGGCCGACTCTCAGCCGCTATGAGCGTGGCGAAGTTGCGCCAACCGCTGATGTGCTCGCTGCGCTCGCCTCACGTCTTCAGCCTCACGGAATTTCTCTAGAGTGGCTGCTGTATGGTGGGAAGGCAGCCGACGATGAAAATTGCTTTTCGATCAGGCTCAAGGGCATTGGAGCTCTGACAGCTTTGCGCTTTACAGCAGGCGGGATCGGTGAAGTCTTGATGAGCATGGGAGATGTGAAGCGCATACTTCAGGCATGGGGGGACTTGGAAAAGGCTCAACCAGAGCCTAACCAAGCGGTGCTAGAAAGCATGGAATCCATTCTTGCCCACTTTTATGAGCGCTACGAAGAGATTGAGATCATGGCGGATGTGCCGATTGCAGTTCATGGTGTAAAGCTGACTCCCGCTATCCCGGACTCCACCAAGCGTGAAGATCTATCGAGGTGGAGCGTCTCGAGAGGGATGGAGCCTTCACCGGAGCCCGCAGAGGATGATTCGGAGAAGGGCGGCGTTCGCCAGGATATTAGCGGTGAAGGGCATCAAATTGCAGGGGGTGATATCCAGAACAACGGTGGCGTTAGTATCGGCAGGAGCTACAAGAAGTGAGCGAGGTGGAGCGACAGCAGCCTAGTGTTCATCAGGTGATCAAAGGCGAGGGACACCAGGTTGCAGGCAACGACATCCACAACCACACGTACGTGGACGAGTACCAGCCATCATCTGATAACCCCAACCTACAGCCCTGCAAAATCTGCGGATGGCCCATCTCAGCGATCAACCCAACCGCATGCGGAAAGTGCGGTCACGACTATGTCCGAGAGGGTGCCATCGCCGCCGAGCGCGCCCGCAAGGATCGTGAGGGCATCGTCTTGGTTTCCATCTACGGCCTTGGCGCGCTGGTTGGCGTTGCCGCCTGGACTAGCAGCCGCACCTCGCTCGACTTCCTAAATGCCCTGGCCGTGTGTGGTGTGGCAGCGGTTGCCATCTGGGGCGGGTGGTGCTGGCTCCGAACATGGTGCTCGATGCAGTGGCAGTCTCTCAAGCGCCGGTGGTGGGATGGCGAGGGCTGACCCTCGACCAGTCCCCGAAGAACTCGATGCGGCTCCTCATCGCCCCTCGCAATACTGAAACATCCATTCCAAATCTCGTTTCGCGTAGTCCCGCTTAGCCAAAGGTCTTCCCGCATTTATCTTGCGCCGCTCCATGGAATTATCTTAAGAGGGGACAACCAGGCTGTGTCGGCCTGGAGCTCCCCTGCGCGTCGTGGAGATTCCCTGCTGCCGGCCGGATCTGTCCGGCCAGGCAGTGGTGAAGTACCGAGCTA